GGGCAAAAAGGAATACAATCTTTTTATGGAGAAAAATAAGCTAAAGCAGAAAATGTACAAAACGCCTATAAAAGCAAAGATTGTCGCTTCTGGGGTTAGTAAGAAAGCAGGAAGCGCTGCTGTTCGCACAGCGGTCGGCGGTGCTGTTGGTGGGCTTCCTGGTGCTATTTATGGCTCTGCTACTGCAAAATCCAAAGCCGATGTGACGTTCTATGTCACCTACGAGGACGGGCACAAGGCATCCGAAACCGTAAGCGCAAATTCTTCTAGGTTCAATGAGCTGATGAAAGTCTGTGAAGATTAACCCGGTAAAATAAAAACCCCTTGTGCCGGGCTGGTGTAGCTCTGCGCAAGGGGTTTTCTGTTATTCTAGGTCTAGGGCTTGCTCCGCTGCCGGAATCTTTTCAGGATGTTCCAACAGCCATTCGATAAACCTGTCAATCTTAGCTCTTTCTTGTTCGCTCATTGCAGCATATCCTCCCGATCAGCAAATACGAATGTTCATTTGATACGATTATACATCTTTCAGTTGTATAGTCAATGCAGTTTGAACAACTTCATAAAAATCTAACGTTTTCTTTGCATCCGTTACTTTGCATCGGGGAAACCAAAAATTGCAATGACAATGATTAAGAGCCACATTAAGTTTAAGTTACCCTTTGCTTTGTAACATTCCGTTGAGCATGGAACGAAAAGGGTTATCCGGTAAATCGTCCAGCACATCTGCTTTGACGAGAGCGTTTGTGCTGATGCTGTGCGAAACATTGTTTAACTGCACAATGGCATCGTCTAAGTCCTTCACGGTTGCTCCACGCCGTTCCATTGACTGGAGGAAAGTTTTCACTTCTTCAAGAACGACAGGGTTCTCGGCTTTATAGAATCCATTCGTAAAGTCCATCTTCTTCTCCTTTCACAGTTCCACAAGCTGTCCGTCAATGCGTTCGATGTTATCTGCTGGGTCGTGCCCATCGTCCAAGGCGGCTACGGCACGTTCCAAGATGCCTTTTGCTTCGAGGTAAGCATCTTTATCAGCTTCGTACCCAGAAAGGCTCAGGACAAGCTCCAGCGTCCGTCTACGAGCGTATGGAATAATCAGAGCATCTACGGTTCGGTTCATTCGCTTTCCTCCCACGGTTCAGGTGTGTGTGGTTGCCCATCGGGAACGCTGGCAGGCATTCCGTCGATGATTGGCATACGTTCATGGTTCCAGATTACAGTTTCTTTCATTTTGTGTTTCCTTTCTATTTGGAATTTTTTGACAATACAGTTATAACATAGGCTGCTGTTGGTTCTCCATAGCAGCTTTTTCCATTTTTTGGCTTGTCGAATCCGGCAGTTTTGTAGAATTTTGTTGAAAGGGCGTGAATTTATGGATGAATATTTGTTAAGAACTTCAAAGGCATTGGAAATGGCACGAATGCGTTCCGGTCTGAGTCAGCAGAAATTGGCGTCACAGATTGGCGTTAATCGTGGTACGATTGCCAACTGGGAGCAAGGCCTGGCAGCCATCTCCCTGCCAATGGCTATGCGCTGGTTCACCTGCTGCGGTGTATCGGTGGCTCGGTACATGGACGCTTGCATTCATCCGGGGCTGCTGGAGCATCTGGAGGACGACCTTTCCGGCATGGAAAAGCGTCAGATTCTTATAGATGCCATGATGGAGTGTTCTTCCTACGAGATAGATGCCTTGTTGTATATGCGGTACGGAGATCACGGTTCAGACCACATCGGTGTGCTGACGGAGGTTCTGGCAAACCTTCATACGCCATTGAAGGACAGGGTCTCTGTCTGCCGGATGGTATCGGGCAACTATGAAATAGCGCAGGCTACCGGAACAGACCCAGACCCGAACGGAACCGCCCCGAAGATGGAGATTCTCTATCAGGCGCAAGATGCCGGAACGGAAGCCGCTATGAAGTCCAACGATTCTTATACCGTGAATCCAAATAATATAACTGGCTGATTGTCGAATTATCGCAGTTTTTGAAAAACATTTTGTCCACGTTCATCCACTTTTTGTACACCTATCGGGCAAATTCGCCTTGTCAATCCGTCCCCCATAGACTGCAAATCGACAACATTCGCGCGGAATAAATAACGAATTATCGTCAATCTATTGCTTGTGATTGGTCAGCTTGTCTTTTTGTCCCCCATAGTGCAGATTAGGTATACCTTTCCATCCACTTTTTGTACACCTATCCGCAATCCGTCCACGTTTAATGTGACTAACGATGTACAGCTTCTTTCCGGCTACAGTCTTATTTAGCAAATGCAGAGTTCAGTTATCCACAAACCGGAATGGAAAAACAAAGAAATTGTTGAAAATTATCGTCATCGACTATTTAACGATGATATTTAACCTCTTGTTTATTTCTTGTTTAATATATAATAAGTAGATGGGGGACGAAATGACAAAGCATGGGGGACGTTTTGACAAGTCATGGGGGACGTTTTGACGACCCTATGGGGGACAAAAAGACAAGCCACGGGGGACAGAATGTATTGACTTGTCCCCCGACCTGTGCTATACTGTTTTTGGGCTGATAAAGGAGGCGAACAGATGCCAAAAATATCCGACAACAACCTTGTTGAAAAAAGCAAATCCCTTGTGTGGGCAAAGTTTAGGGACTACACAGCAGGCGAGCTTCGGTTGCTAGAGGTTTACTTGTCAAGAATAAATCCGAGAGACCCAAACAGCAGCCGTGTGGAGTTTTCGTTGGCAGAGTACAGAGACCTGCTGGGCTTAAAAAGCCTTGATGCACGAAGGATTGAGCCGCAGATCAAGCACTTTCTGGGCAATACGGTGTCGATTCCAATTGACAAAGAGAAGGGCACGTTTGAGAGCTTTGTCTTGTTTACAAGAGCAAAACTGGACTATGTGCCAGAAACAAGGTCTTATGTTGTGGCAATCACTTGCAACCCTGACCTTCGCCCTATCTTTTTTGATATTGCAGAAAGCGGCTATGTTCGGTATCGGCTACGTTACACGTCACGGATGAAATCACAGTACAGCATCCTGCTTTATTCAATTCTTCGGGATTGGATGAACATGGATGGTAAGCCGCATGAAATCAGTTTGAAAAAACTGAGAGAACAGCTCGGTGCGATGGAAGCGAGCTACGGTGTTTACAAGAACCTTCGCAAAAGAGTGCTTGACGTTGCAGTAGACGAGATCAATGCTGTGTCTGACATTGTGGTGACCTATGAACCGGTTCTTGTGGCACGAAAGGCTGTGGCAGTCAAGTTTAAGCCCAAAATTAAAGCGTCTGAGACGCTGATTGAAGCTCAGGCAAGCGAAGTATCGACTGAGCCTCAAAAAGCCGCCAGGAAGCCCCGCAGAAGCGGATATGAGGATTTTGACTGGTCTATGTGTGACGAGCTGGAAAAGCAAGACTGCATTGACGTGGCAAAAGTGGTTGAGAAGTGGATGAAGAAAGAGCATCCTGAAATCAAGCTACCAAGACGCAGAGAAGCGGTTTACGACACGGTGAAGGCAGCGTATAAGGATATTTTGTCTTTGGATAGGTCTCCGTTCCCAGATAGACCTGTTGGCTATCTGATTAGAAGCGTGGACAAGGCTGGCGTTGTGGATAGGTATATGCCAGCGTTCTATTCCATTGAATCGATGCAAAAGTAGTCAGAGTGAGCAGATGATGCAGAAAGGAGAAAGCATGAGTAAAAAAATCGTAGACGTTGCGCCGTTGATGGAATATTACCGAAACAGACTTCTTGAAGAAGGCGATAATATTGCTTTAGAAGATGCACTTGAAAGATTAAGAGAATTGAAAGACGATACAGATTCTTTGCGACCCGCCGGTCATTGGATAGAAAGTATTTGCTTAGATGATGCTTTTTGGGTATGCTCTAACTGCAAGTTCCCTAGTCAAGCATCTGCTGCACCAGAACTTTACCACTACTGTCCAAATTGCGGCGCAAAAATGAAATAAAGAAAGAGTGATAAAATGGCAAAAATTATAGCTGTCGCCAACCAGAAAGGCGGCACAGGAAAGACCACCACAAGCACTTGTCTGGCTGGTGCGTTGCAGTTGCTCGGAAAGAAAGTCCTGTTGGTGGATTGCGATGCCCAGTGCAACGCAACAGACACCTACGGCGCACAGACAGAGGACGTGTGTACCCTGTTCGATGTAATGACCCGGCAGGGTACGGTAGAAGAGGGA